ATCGATTGGTACGGTGGAGCAGACCTTGCCAAGCTCCATGACCTATGCGCTACTGCTTTATATGGAACTTATGGGGATGTTGACATAACTATTACTCATGCCTTCTTCCCGATAGTCGCTGCGCACACAAAAGCCGAAGAGGACAACATCCCGCTTTTTGGCTGGCTTGACGATGGATGGCTTACTATGACAAACTCGCCCGTTACTGACCACCAAGAGGTGGTCAAGTGGTTCATGAGAATGCGGGATAAAGGCTTCAACATTAAACAGGTGGGCTTTGACCGCAAATTCGGACGAGAATTTTTCCTCGAAATGAAGAAGGCAGGTTTTCGCATTGAGGACACCCCGCAGCTCTATCACTACAAGTCCGAGGGGTTTCGACACATTGAGAAGAAGGCAAAGGCCCAAAAGTTCTATTACCTTCACAGTGATGCTTATGAATATTGCGTCCAAAACGTCCACGCGGTAGAACAGGTGGATGATGCAGTCAAGTATGAAAAGGTATTACCCACGCAGAGGATCGACCTGTTCGATGCCTCTGTTTTTGCTTGCATGCAGATGCTGAAAAACTTGAGCAAGGCAGGAACGGCCAAAAGGTGGCTCAAGGGAGGTGACTAATTGAGTTGGCTAAAAAGGACTGCAAACAAAATCATTGGGAACACCAGGGCAGACCCAGAGCTACCCAAAGACCCAACAGTTAGATGGCTTGTGACATACGGGAATTTGGAGGACTTTGACATCCCGGGCTATACCCGTTTATCGGACAATCCCGAGGTAAGAATGGCGGTGCACAAGATCGCCGATCTCGTGTCGTCCATGACGATCCACTTGATGAAAAATACAGACGATGGAGATGTTCGGGTACAGAATGAACTGTCGAAGAAAATTGACATTAACCCGTACAGTTTAATGACCCGCAAAACATGGGTTTACAACATTGTGTACACAATGCTCCTGGATGGGCGAGGTAACAGCGTTGTGTACCCAAGGGTTGACGGAGAACTGATTGATGAATTGATCCCGTTTGCCCCGTCTAACGTGTCGATACTACCAACCAACGATGCTTATGTTGTGAGGTATGGCGACAAGACGTATCACCATGACGAGGTTTTGCACTTTGTAATTAACCCCGATCCTAATGCTCCATACAAAGGAAGAGGATACCGGGTTGTACTCAGGGACATTGCTAACAACCTAAAGCAAGCTACAAAAACAAAAAAGAGTTTTATGAGCGGCAAGTACATGCCCAGTCTCATCGTCAAAGTCGATTCATTGACCGCCGAACTCGCAAGCGAGGAGGGGCGGGATGGGGTCTATAACAAATACCTTCAATCTTCCGAAGCGGGACAGCCATGGATCATCCCAGCAGAGCTGCTCGAGATAGACCAGGTTAAGCCTTTGACATTGCAGGACCTCGCGATTAATGAGGCAGTGGAAATTGACAAGCGAACAGTGGCGGGCATCTTTGGCGTACCGGCGTTTTTTCTTGGTGTTGGAAAGTATGACAAAAACGAATACAACAACTTCATTAACACGACGATTTTGCCTATCGCAAAGGGCATGGAACAGGAACTCACGAGGAAATTGCTTTACAGTCCTGACCTTTATTTCAAGTTTAACCCACGCTCGCTATATGCCTATGACCTTAAAGAGCTAGCAGACGTCGGCTCGGGCATGTATGTTCGCGGCATCATGACAGGTAACGAAGTGAGAGATTGGCTTGGCATGTCTCCTAAGGAGGGGTTGAGTGAGTTGAACATTCTCGAAAACTACATCCCGCTTGACAAAATCGGAGACCAAGGCAAACTGAAAGGTGGTGATGAGGATTGAGGGATAGCAAACAAATACGAACATTACAAAACGGGCTCAAGACCCGATCCGAACCGGATAGCCCAGATAAGTACATCGAGGGTTATTTTGCTGTATTTAACCAAGAAACCGAACTTTATCCTGGCATCTTTGAGCAGATTGCACCGGAGGCTTTTACTAACACCCTGGAACGCAACATAAAGGCTTTGGATAATCACAACACTAGCCTTCCCCTAGGCAGTACCAGGGCAGGGACACTTGAATTGAAAACGGACAACCACGGATTGTGGGGCAGGGTGAAGATCAACCCCGAGGATAGTAACGCTTTAAATTTGTATGCCAGGATACAGCGGGGGGATATTGATCAATGTTCGTTTGGGTTTGAAATAGTGAAAGAGGATGCGGATTGGCGTGATGATGGAACTGTAAAATTCACCATACGAGAAGTGAAACTCTATGAGGTTTCACCTTGCACCTTTGCCGCCTATGAAGAGACAGAGATTTATGCCGCCAGGCAAGCACAGGTCGAGGAACACCGCCAAAGACTACTTAATGCCCGCAAATTTAAACTGAAAGAGAGGTTAAAAAATGCTTAGACAATTGATGTTGAGTAAAAAGATTAAAGGCTTGCGCGATAGTCTGAACGCACTTTTGGAAGACGAGCGAAAACTCGCCACCCGCGAGGCGGAGCTTGCAGAGGCCGTCGAACAGGCAGAAACCGAGGAAGAGGTTGACGCCATCGAGGAAAGTGTAACTGAAATCGAGGAAGAAAAGGCCGCAATCGCTGAGAAAAAAAGCAAGTTGGAGAGTGACATCGCCGAGCTTGAAGGAGAGCTGGAGGAGCTCAATCAGAAAGCCCCCAAGAACGATGACCCGCCCAAGGATGAGGGGCGCAGCAAACAACAAGGAGGAGAGTTTGAAATGAGAACTGGTAGGTATTTTGCTGGCTTAACAAGAGAGTCGATGGAGCGGTTAGTTGCGCGTGAAGAAGTGCGCGAGTTAATAGCGCGGACTAGGGAACTGGGCAATCAGCGCAGAGGTGTATCCGGTGCTGATTTGTTGATTCCGGATGTCATGCTAGGGTTGCTAAGGGATAACCTGAGTGAAACGTCAAAATTATTGTCTAAGGTCAACTATAAGCCGCTAAAGGGAACGGCACGGCAAAACATCACTGGCACAGTGCCAGAGGCAGTTTGGACTGAAATGGTTGGTGCCCTCAATGAACTAGACATCCGCTTCAATCAGGTTGAGGTTGATGGGTACAAGGTAGGTGGGTTTATACCGATTCCCAACTCTACCCTGCAGGATAGTGACATCAACCTGGCTTCGGAAATTATGACTCAACTTTCCAAGGCGATCGGTGTTGCACTGGACAAAGCCATCCTCTACGGTTTGGGGACAAAACAGCCGATGGGGATTGTCACACGATTGGCGCAAGCAAGTGAGCCGGCTAGCTATCCTGCTAACGCCCCGGATTGGAAGGATCTGCATACGAGCAACGTTAAAAAGTTCAACAGCACCGGGACCACCTTGATTGGCGATATTATTGGAGCTTTTGCTGCATGCAAGAATGATTATTCAGATGGCCGTAAATTCCACGCCATGAACAGCGTTACCTATGCTTACCTGATGAGCACACTGCTAAACTTCAATGCGGCAGGGGCGCTCGTAACCGGCATGCAGAACCAAATGCCTGTATTGGGCGGCGACATCGTAATCCTTGATTTCATGCCAAACTACGATGTTGTTAGTGGCTATGGGGACCTCTATTTATTGGTTGAGCGCGAGGGCACCGTCCTTGCCGCTTCCGAGCATGTGAAGTTCATTGAGGATCAGACGGTATTCAAAGGCCTGGCAAGGTATGATGGACTGCCGGTTATTGCTGAAGGTTTTGTGTTAATGAACATCAAGAACACAGACGCTGCTACCACCGCAGTATTTCCTTCTGACCTCGCTAACCCAGTGCTTGGCGAATTGACGATTACTTCTACAGCGCACTCTAGCACAGTCGGTTCTAGCGATATCACCATGACCGGTGGACAAGCATCTGGTACATTCTTCGGCTATAAGGTAGGCGCAAAGACGGCAAAAGTCGAGTATGGAACATACCATACCGGATTTACGCCAATAACCTTCACGGCCGGGGCTGCGACTATAGAAGATCTTGCTGATGCCGATGACGGTAAGATTTTGACTGTGGTTGAATTCTACTATGGCATCGCGATT